GATGAAATTCTAGCCGAGCTAGATGCTCTTTCTGAAGAGAAAGTCGAAGAAGGCGAAGACCTTGAAGAAGGTCACGTTAAATCTGACGGATACGACGGAAAGAAAGCTAAAGGCGAAACTGGTTACGATGAGAAAGCCAAGGTTAGCCATGGCGATCACAAACTTCACGAAGCTGAAGAAGATGACGAAAAGGAAGAGGAAGACGACGAGGCTGAAGAAGCTGGCGAAGACCTCACCAAAGACATCGAAGCTGGTGAAGGAACTGACGAGCAAGAAGTAGTTGACATTACCGTAGGAGATTTAAAAGACATCATCCGTGATGTATTTATGCAACTCCAAGGCGGCGGTGGAATGGCTCCTGAAGCCCCACTAGATGCTGACACTGAACTTGCAACTGATTTAGGTGGAGGTGAGGAAATGGAAGCAGGAGAAGAGGAAATCTCTCTTGATGAAATCCTTGCTGAACTTGAGAAAGAAGAAAAAGTAGAAGAGAGTGCTGCTGCCGGTGAAATTCCTGGCGGTAAAATTGATCCGCATGCCGGAGATGTTTACAAAGTTGAAGAGATGAAGAAAGAGCTTAACGAAGCCGTTAAGACTATCAAAGCCCTCAAGACTGAGTTGAATGAAATCAATTTGTTTAGCGCCAAACTTCTCTACGTAAACAAAATTTTCAAGGCTAAGAATCTATCTGAGTCACAAAAAACCAAAGTTATCAACGCCTTCGACAGAGCTACTTCTGTTAAAGAAGTTGAAAACACTTACAAAACTTTACTTGAGTCTGTTAGTGCCGAGACCAAAAAGTCTTCACTTAAAGAATCTGTAGGTTTTGCATCAAAACCAATCGGTCATGCTCCAGCTCGTCCGATTGTTGAGGCCGACGCCTTCGTATCAAGATGGCAGACGCTTGCTGGAATCAAATAACAATTTTTTTTAAACCAAACATTTTTTTAAAATGTCAAACTTAGTACAATCCCTTCTAGAAAGTGCTAACCCTTATAGCGATCAGCTAGGTGTTAGCCAGAAGCTTGCTAAGAAGTGGGCCAAGTCTGGTCTACTCGAGGGTTTGAAAGATTACGACCGCACAAATATGGCCGTTATTCTTGAGAACCAAGCCAAGCAACTCGTACTTGAACAATCTTCAACTGGCGGTGGTGTAACCAACGGTGCTACCTTTACTCCTGGTAATGGTGAGCAGTGGGCTGGTGTAGCTCTTCCTCTTGTTCGTAAGATCTTCGGTCAAATCGCTTCTAAAGAGTTCGTTAGCGTTCAGCCAATGAACCTACCTGCTGGTCTAGTATTCTACCTAGATTTCCAGTATGGTAACAATATCCCTAAGCCTTTCGTTAAAGGTCAATCAGTGTATGGTACTCTTAACCAAACTGCTAACAGCGGTTTCGGTAACCTAGCTGAAGGTGGTCTTTACGGTACTGGCCGCTACGGATATTCAATCAACCAGTTTTCTGCTTCTGCAGGTACTACAACTACCACTACTGCTTCTTTCGCAGCCGTTAACTTCAATAGTGCATACTCTGCATCTATCGTAGCTAACCAGATCATGCAGATCGCTGTACCTACCGCTTCTCTAAGCACTCCCGACCTTAACGGTATCCGTGCTTTCGAATTGAGCGCTAGCTCAGCCGTTAACCCATCAACTCTACTCAACGAGTTTACTGCCCTTAGCGGAGGTAATATCCTCTTCTTCGTTAGCGGTACTCGTCCTGCTGTTGATGCCGTTACTGGTTCTATTTACGTATGGTACAACAAAGCTACCAATTTCCAAACTCGTGGTGATTTCGAGGATGCTCCTCAAGATACACCTACTCCATTCTCTAATCCGAACGCTGCCTCTGATAGCACAATCGTTATCCCCGAGATCAACGTTCAGATGAAGTCTGAGACTATCTCTGCTAAGACTCGTAAGTTGAAAGCACAATGGACTCCAGAATTCGCTCAAGACTTGAATGCTTATCATTCACTTGATGCTGAGGCCGAGTTGACTGGTATGCTTTCTGAGTACATCTCTCTTGAGATCGACCTCGAAATCCTTGATATGTTGATCGAGAATGCACAGACAGTTGCTAACTGGTCTGCTCAAATCGGCAACCAAATCAACGCTGCCGGTACTGCTTATGTAAGCAATACTGCCGGTGCTTACTACAACCAAATGAGCTGGTTCCAAACTTTGGGTATCAAGCTTCAGGCTGTATCTAACAAAATCCACCAGTTGACTCTCCGCGGTGGTGCTAACTTCCTAGTTTGTTCTCCAACTGTTGCTACAATCCTTGAATCAATTCCTGGATTTGCTGCTGACACCGACGGAGCTGCTGATACTATGAAGTATGCTTTCGGTGTTCAGAAGATTGGTGCTCTTAACAGTCGTTACAAGGTTTACAAGAACCCTTACATGACTGAGAACACAATCCTCATGGGCTTCCGTGGTAACCAATTCCTAGAGTGTGGTGCTGTTTATGCTCCATATGTACCGTTGATCATGACTCCTCTAGTGTACGATCCAAATACCTTCACTCCTCGTAAGGGTATCATGACTCGTTACGCGAAGAAGATGATCCGTCCTGAGTACTACGGTAAGGTATATGTGAATGACCTACAGGTAGCTCAAGCTAGCTAATCCATTTAGATAGCTTAAAAAATAAAGACCGGCCCCGTAAGGCCGGTTTTTTATTTGATTAAACTACCTATTTATATTAAGCACGGACTAAGTCCAATCGTATATAAACAACTAGAAAATCAATGGCTAATCCTATAATTTACGATGGATCCCCAGGACCAATATCAGGAAGTACCCCGTTCGGGTTTTATGATAACGATGTACAGTTCCAAGCCGACGGTCCCAAAGTCGCAAATTACTGTGCCAGAAAGCTAGGGTATCCAGTTTTAGACGTAGAACTAGACGATCTCAATATCTATGCATGCTTTGAAGAAGCAGTCTCTATATATGCTGAGGAGCTATATCAGCTAAAGATCAAAGATAATTACCTTACACTTGAAGGTCAGCCCACTGGCTCACTACTGAACAACACCGTCGTTTCTCCTAACTTGACCAACATGGTTAATATAGCTGAGACCTACGGACAAGTAGCGGGAGTCGGTGGATTTGTTAGTTGGAAGAGTGGATCATTAGATTTACTACCCGGAGTACAGAACTACAACGTGTATGATTGGGCAGTAGCATCCCAGAGCATGGATCCAGGTGACAGGATTATTATTCAGAGAGTGATGTATCAAGCACCTCCCGCAATTTACGGATACGGCTATGGTGCCTACTATCCACAGCTTGGAGGCTCCGGTGCATGGCCTGGTGATTGGGGCGGATACGGAGGTATGGGATACGGCGGAAACAACAGCGTAACCTACTATCCTGTATTCTGGGATATACAAAGGATCCAAGAACTAGAAATGTCTAATGACGTACGTCTACCTGAATGGTCTTTTGAATTGATCGGAACTAACCTAAGAATAACACCTGTACCTCTTGGCGGAAATTACGGAGGCTATAGATCATGTATATCGATTCAGTATGCATTCCAGTCAGACTTAATGTCATTGACTGAAAACAGTCCATACGGTGCTAATCAGGGGCTAGTAGCTAATCCCTCTCTTGCACCCTACGGTTTAATCACTTACGCCGATATCAATCAACCAGGTAAGCAATGGATTAAAGAGTATACGGCTGCATTAACTTCCGAGTTATTAGGTCTAGTGCGTGGAAAATACCAGACTGTACTTATTCCAGGGGCAGAAGCTACACTCAATTACAACGACTTAATCACACGCGGTAAGGAGATGCAAACTACTTTACGTGAAAAATTAAGGTTAGATCTTGAGGATATGTCAAGACAGAAGCAACTTGAAAGAAAACAATCAGAAAACCAATCTCTCAGCGATACGTTAAATAACATACCGTTGATGGTATACATAGGATAATTATGGCGCTATTTGGAACCGTTAGAGATGCAATAATGCAAATAGGGGTAGCTGCCGAGTTTGTGAACAACGTAGTAACTCAGCAGATTGGCTACTACAAGGTAGTTTTACCTGATACCCAACCCAACATGTACGGTGAGGCCCTCGTTAAGCAATACATTGGCCCAGTACTTATCAACTGTTTGATTGTGAGAGGCGACTTCTCAACCGTAACTGATAATAATTTTGGTCCAGACAGTAGACGAGAGGTAGATTTTAGGTTTTTGAAGCAAGACCTAGAGTATGCCAACGTAGTACCCGAGACTGGAGACATCATCATGTACAACGAATTGTACTACGAAGTCGACAATACAAACGAGAATCAGCTATTCCTTGGAAAAAATCCTCAATACGCTTATTCTCAAGGCTTAGACAACTTTGGTGCTAGTTTCTCAATCATTCTTAACACCCATATGACAACGCCAGAAAGATTGGGTATAACACAACAGAGACTCTAACATGACACAAATAGTACGTCCACAGAATAGAAGGGAGTTTATGAATAAACTCATCGTACCGGCCGATAGGCAATACGGTAATCCTAATATTGTCTATTCTGATCCGTTCAAGCCTGGTCAACCAGAGTTTAACAGAGCTTACGAGACTGCCTTTGACCCTACAGGAGACAAAAAGTTCTCAATAGGAATCAAAGATATTGATGAAGCTATAATGTACTACTTCACGAATGCACTCAAGCTTACCGTTTATCAAAACAATGGGACAGTACTAGTACCTATAATCTACGGTTCACCCGAAAAGTGGAAATCAATACAGCGTGATGGCTATTACCGTGATGGAGCAGCAAAAATCATGTCTCCCCTCCTTGTTTTTAAGAGATCATCAGTGGTTCAGAACCGCACTCTTGGAAATAAGCTAGACGGTAATGTAGCTAAAAACGTACAACTCTTTGAAAAATTATTCTCTAAAAGGAATATCTACGATAACTTCAATGTCCTACAGAATCAAAAACCAGAGAAGGAATATAAGGTTATTGTAACACCTGACTATGTTACAGTAAACTATAGTTGTATCATGTGGACAAACTTTGTAGAACAGATGGATAAGTTAATTGAAGCAGTTAACTTTGCATCTAATTCTTACTGGGGAGACCCTGATTCTTTTCAGTTTCGCACAATGACAGAGACATTCACTGATGCCCAAGTCTATGATCAAGGAGAAGATAGACTAGTAAGAACAGAATTTGACTTAACTGTAAATGGTTATTTAATTCCGGATTCATTAAATGCATATCTTGCACAGTTATCGGCCAAGACATACAATATTTGTAAAATCGTATTTACTACCGAGCAAGTACAGTGAGTAATCTAAATAATATAATATCGCAGATTAACAGTCTAACA